AGGCTCTCGCTGGTGATCTGGAATTCCGACCGCGTGCTGTTGATCTCGTTCTCGAAAGCCACCCGTAGGCTTTCGCTGGTCATCTGGAATTCCGACCGGGTGGAATTGATCTCGTTCTCAAACTGCACCCGCAGGCTCTCGCTCGTCATGTAAAACTCGCTGCGCGTGCATTCGTTCAGGTTCTCAAAGGCCACTCGCAGGCTCTGCTCCGTCATCCGAAGCACGCCGTGCAGGTGCCCGCACTCGTCGAATACCTCATACAGCAAATGCTCGCCGTTGGCCTCAAAGAGATAATTCTGCTTCGCCTGGCCCCTGGCCGCGCTCCCGCTGCTCTTGCTGGTTTCCGATACGGTCTTTGTCAGATCCTGCACGTCCGCCGCATTGTTTCCCAGCGTCACGGTGATGCTCTCCGGATCCTTCCGCCGGTCGCGCCAGGCGATCTTAATCACCCGCTCCAGAATCGTCGTGTGGAACTCCGGCAGCGGGCACCGGCACACCCGGTTCAGCTGGATCCAGTCCAGCGGCTCCCCGGTCTCCTGGCTCAGCTCCAGCCCGCTGATCGTGATCGTCACGTTCGGCTCGCAGTGCTTCCGCAGCATGGCCCTGGCCCAGGCCCGCAGGCCGTCCTCGCTCGTCTTGCCCTGGTTGGTCTCGACCTTGTCCACCCGCCCGTAAAGGCTCTCATTCTTGCTCAGATATTCCCCGCTGATGTGCAGGTCGTTATATCCGACGGGCCAAATCCGGGTGTACATGCCGCTCCGGCTGATATTCCGCCGCAGTGTGCTCAGATTCCGCTCGCCCCGCATCTCGCTCATCACGCTGCTGTTCCGCCTCCGGATGTGCAGCACGAAGGGATACCGGCTCAGATCGTACCACCACTCCGCGTCCTCCAGCGTGTCGCTCACGCTCTCGACCGCGTCGAAAAGGCTGTCTCCGCCGGAAAACTCGTAGGGGAGACTGACGTCGTCTCCTCTCAGGTCACCCAGCCCCCAGTCGCTCTGCCGGGCCAGCAGATATTCGATGGCCTGCCGGGCCGTGCAGTAGTCCCCGCCGCTGATGTCGCCGGTCTCAACGGCCTCAAAGAGCTTAATATCTTCCAGCAGCCGGATCACGTGCTCCAGGCTCACGGTGACGGTCTTCGAGTCCGTCTGATCGTCGATACTCTTCACCCGCCAGACGGTCGGCCCTTCCGGCCATTCCTCGTCCAGTATCCAGTCGTTGAACCCGATCTCCGGCGCGTCCGGCCCCAGGGTGATGCTGCTGACGGTGTTCCGCTCCGCCAGCGTCATGCTCTGGGTTTCCGGCTCAAACCAGACCCCTCTGGTCAGGCTGTGCTGAGTTAGCTTGTACATGACTTAAGCAAACCTCCCGCTCGCGCTGATCGTGATCTTTCCCTTGCCCCCGGCGGTCATCTGGATCCTGTGCACGCCGGGGCTGATATGCAGGTCGTTGTCGCTGCCCTGGGTGCGCTTATCCAGCACACTCCGCCAGCTGCTCCCGCTCTTGATCCGCAGCCGCAGCAGGCATTTCTCTCCATTGTCGTTATGATCGATCACCAGCGTCTCGCCGTTGGCCAGTCCCAGCCCCGTGAAGCTCATCTGGCTTTCGCCGGTGTTCAGGGAAAAGGTGTTGACCGTGCTCCCGCTGGTGTTCTGGAAGCTCGCTTCCACGACGGTCTTCGCGCTCCCGTTAACGCCCAGCGTCATGCTCTCGCTGTTCGTGTTCTGCCGCATCACAGACTGCGGATCCTTCTCCTGCCAGTAGGGGACGCCGCAGGCCCGGAATACGATCTCATAGACCTTCGTCCAGTCCCAGGGATCCCCGGCTCCCGCAGCCTGCGCCCGGAAGACCCTGATCCGCCGGTTCTCTTTATAATTCGTTGTCAGCCATCCGCCGCCAAAAGCCCAGGCGTTCGCCTTCTCCAGGATCTTCTCCCGGTCGGCCATCTCCGTTTTCCGGAGCCTGATCGTGAACTTCACGGTGACGTCAATGCTGTCCCGGTGGATGCTGGTCACGCGGCTCCCGCTGTCCCCGGCCAGGCTTACCACGTTGACGTTCTCTTTCCCGTCGCCGGTCTCGATCTTCTGGATCATGATCCGGTCGTCGATCTCGTCCAGCTGAACCCCGTCCAGCGCCACTCTGTGCTTCAGCTGCATGCCAGCTCACCTCTCAAATTTACAACTGTTGGAAATTTCGTCCAGGCGCTTACTGTGCCATGACTCCCAGATAGGTGTTTACATACGGAGCCACCAGGCGTCCCACCACGTTTCCGTCCAGTCTCACGACTATCCCGCTCACGCCGGAGGCCGCGCCCCGCTGGGTCGCCGCCTGGATCTCGGCAGGCAGGCTGTTGAACCGCCGGAAGTCCGCTCCGGCCACCTTGTCCGCCATGGTCTTTCCGCTCTCGGTGTTGGTCTTCATCTCCTGCACCGCCTGGCTCAGCAGGTCGGAATTGTTCAGGAAGCTGTCGTCCTCGTTTCCCGGATCAGTCAGCCAGTTGTCGATGGCGTCGCTTAGCCTGGTCAGCAGCGCCTCGTTATCCCCGAAGGTCGCCTCCAGGGCTTCCCATTTCTCATCGCCCTCGTCGCCCATGGGATCGTTTCGGTAGCTGTCCCACCATTCTTCCGCCGCTGCCCGCTGGGCCTCTGTCAGCTCCCCGCCGACAGCCCGCAGCACTTCCTCCGGTGTCTCTGGCACCGTCCGTAGCTCTTCCGGCGCTGCGTTAAGTGTGGCCCGGCTGTTCAGCAGCTCCTGGTTCATCTCTGCCTGGGTGGGCATTGGATTCTCACGCATGTAAGCATCCAGTTCTTCCTTCTGCGCCGCCGTGGCTCTGGTGGCCATATAAGCCGCCAGCTCCTCCGGTGTCTGGAATTCCTGCGCCCAGGAGGGGAGTCCGGCCTGCCTGCCATGAGTCGCGGCCCAGTGCTCCCTGGCCTCTGCATTTTCCTGTTTCTGTGCCTGGTAGGCTTCATAGCTCGCCTTGCTCGCCGGATCCAGCTCGTTATACGTTTCTTTGCCGTAATTATCCGCCAGCTCCAGCTGCTCCTGAATCCGTTCGTTGATTCCTTTCCAGAATCCCTCGCTCGCTCTTCCAAGGCTCAGCTGCCCGCCATATTCCGGATTGATGGCCCGCCCGGTTTCCGTGTTATGCAGGAAGTAGTCCCCAACAAACCCAGCGTTCCACGCGCCGCCGGTAGCCGCGAATTCTCCGGCCTTGGTGGCCGCTTCCGTCACCAGGTTCTTCGCCGCGACCAGGATTCCGCCGCCGGTCGCCGCGTCTGCCGCTCCGGTTCCGGTTCCGGTGGTGGGCGTCGAAGGATCAGCCGGTAGGGTAGGGGGCTTTTTGCCGCTGAAAGAGAAAATGGTTCTGAATCCGTCCGCAATCTTCCCGATGTTCAGCGCCAATTCCGTCACCTTCAGCGCCGCGAAGCCGCCCGCGATAACCGTCAGTGCTCTCTCTACGTCGGTCTTATGATCCTTTATCCACTCCAGCGCCTTCTTCAGGTCGTTCAGCGCGTTCTTGGCCGTCTCGATGGCGTCCTTAAATTTGATATCTCCCAGCCCGCTGAACAGATCCCGCAGCGCCTCGGCCAGCCCGTCCATGGCTTCCTGGCCTTCTTCGGTACTCATCCAGTCGTTGAACTCGTTCAGCAGGTCGCTCAGCGCGTTCGCCGCGTCAGTCATTACCGGCGCGATCTCGCTCAGCGCGGTGTATTTGAGCGTCTCCCAGCTGTTCTCCAGCTGGTTGTTCGCGTCGTCCATGGCCCCCAGGGCTTCCACATGTTCTTTGCTGACCACCCGCTGTTCGGCCACCGTGCGGTTCCATTCGTCCTGTCCGGCATTGAACAGCGGCAGCAGGTCGCGGTAACTCTTTCCGAAGACCTCCATGGCCAGCTCGCTGGCCCGGACGTCGTTCCCGTCGATCTTCACCATGCTCCGCAGCGTTTCGCCCAGCTCGAACATGACGTCCATCTGATCCCGCATCTGCCCGGTCTCGCCGTCCTTCAGGTCGATGCCCAGCAGCTCCCACATGTCCTTCTTTTCTTTCCCGCTGCCCTGCGTCCAGCCCTCGGACATTTTCCTGCTCAGTCGATCCCGTGCCGAAACGATGGTCTCCACATCCGTGTCGATAAAGTCCGCAGCATTCCGCCACCGCTGCAGCTCCTCCACGTCCATGTTGTACTTCGTCGCGTCGGTCATCAGATCGTCAGCCCAGTGTCCGGCGTCCACCATGGTGTCCCGCATCGCCTTCGCAAAATTGAACACCTTTGTGATGGCTCCCTCGATTGTTCCGGTCACCTTGGAGATCCCGTTGGTGATGTTCTCGAAGCTCACGCCCCGCCCGATGGTCTGCAGCGTCGCCTGATAGTCCGCCGCCTTCTCGCTCGAATCGTCGAAGGCTCTCCCGTTCCGATCCAGCCCGGCATTATTCAGCGTCAGCTCGCTCTGCAGGTTCACCAGTTTGGCCTTGGCCCGGTTCAGCTCCGCCTCCCACTTTTCGGTCTTCTCGCTGTTCTCCCCAAAAGCGGTGCTGGAATCCTTCACGGCCTTCTCCAGGGCCTTGACGATCTCGTTCTGCTGCTCGATCTCGCTCTTCAGCGCCTTGCTCCGGGTCTCCATCAGCTTCATGGCGTCGCCGTCTTTCTTAAACTGCGCCGTCGCAAGGGTCAGCTGTGTGCCCATATTCCGGATGCTGGTGTTCGCGTCGTTAATGGCCCGCTTAAATGCCGCCTCTCCGTCCACCGCCAGAGTTGTCTTGATCTCCCTCGGCATTTATGCCCAGCCTCCCTTTTTTCTCCGCTTCCGCGATCTCGTCGTACCTGTCGAAGAGCTTCGCGTCCTCGCTGTCGATGTCGTGGTCGTCCTCCTCCCGGAGGATCCCGTGCTGCTCGTCGTCATACGCTCGCCGCAGCACAAACAGGTCGCACAGATATCCGGGCGTCAGCTCCTGCTGTTCCGTGTAGCCGACCCCCGCGATAAGTCCCCAGGCAGTCACTGTGTGCGGTTTCAGTCTGCCCTTGCTTCTTTTTTTTCGATGTCCTCCAGAACGGCATCATGTACGCTGTCGTCGTCGTATTTCTTTTCCTTCATGGTGATGGCCCTGGCGATCACCCGCGTGGCCTCGTCGATCAGCGCCTTCATGGTGGGCGGGTCGATCTCCCGCCGCACTTCCTTCGGGGTCACGGCGTCGCCGCTCATCAGGGCGATCAGCGCCGGGATCTTGTCCTCGTGCATGCGATCCTGGCTCCCCATCATGGTGTAGACGTCGTCCAGGATGCAGATCTCTTCCTCCAGCCGGTACCACATTGGCATCGTGAACCGCAGCGTGATCTCTTTGTCCCCGATATAGAACTTCCGCGCCTTCAGCCGGTCTTTCCCGTGCTCATCCTTCTCCATGTACTCGATGACCATTTTCTTTCCTCGCTTCTTTCCTTATGCTTTCTTTAAAGCCCCGATCCGGGTCATCCATTCCTGCATGGTCATCATGCCTTCCCGGATCTGGCCCTTGCTTTCTGCTTCTTCTTTGGTGATCCTGAAAAGCTCTTTCCGGTCTGCCGGGGAGATATCCCGGATGCAGCCCGGCCATTTGCTCAGAATCTCCATGGGCATGGACATCCATTCTCCCTGGCTCATGTCCTTCGGTTTTCCGCCGCCTTCAGTTTCCCAGTAGTAGTCCATCAGGGCGCGGGCAGCTGCCGTCTTGGCCTCGTATCCCATGCCCCGCTTGTCATACTCCTCCGGAAGCTTCA